CAAGCACTCAAGAGGAAACTCAAGGGTGCTTTTTTAATGAGTATAAACTCGTAGGCATTTATTTTTGTAAAAAATAATCCTTTTATGTTGGTTCCCTGACTAAATAGTGATAGAATTGGAGAGCATATGTAACCAAGGTTTGGTTATGAGTTCACTTTAAACAATGGAGAAGTCATCAGTGCATAATCTAGTATCCTATAATCAATTAGCCGGTTGGAAAAGCAAAGTAGAAGATATTGAGGAAGCGAGTCATGAATCGGCAGTAAATGATTATTTTCAGTGCCTCACGGAGTGTGATGACAACGCTCAATTATGTAAGCGTATTTGTAAGGAGGTTTTAGTCTAGAAATTAACCAATTAAATAAGTGTCCTACCCTCACCTTTCTGGTGGGGGTTTTTTAGTATAATAGGTTCATACGAAACAAAAGCATGGCTGTTCAACTAGAAATCAAGTCCCAACTAGCAAAACTTCTTGCTACTGAGGACTTGGTAGTAGAGCACAAACAGGTCTCCAGTGCTCAGTTTAATGTCCATACGCGAGTTCTTACACTTCCTCTATGGGAGAAGGCAAGCAATACCGTATATGACCTTCTGGTAGGTCATGAGGTAGGACATGCACTATTCACACCAGATGAGGATTTTGGTAATGTCCCACATCAGTTTGTGAATGTTGTAGAGGATGCGCGGATTGAGAAGTTGATGAAGCGCAAATATATGGGACTTGCTAAAACATTCTATAAAGGATATGAGGAACTGAGTGATGAGGACTTCTTTGAGCTTGAGGACCAAGATATTTCTACTTTTAATCTTGCTGATCGCGCCAACCTCTATTTTAAAATTGGCAATTATATTTCTATTGATTTTTGCGTAAAGGAGCAAGAGATTATTGATATGATTGGAAGGTGTGAAACCTTTGATGATGCGAAGAAGGCAGCATTTGTTCTATATGAATATTGCAAGCAAAAGAAAAAGGAAGAAGAGAAGGATCAAGAAGTTAAATCTAATCAAGAAGGAAATAGTGTTCCTCAAGATGCGAATAGAGAAGAAGGAGAAGAAGGAGATACTTTGGATGAAACGGAAGATGGTGAAGATAAGAAAAGTGATGAAGGTGCTTCTGATGATAAAAAAGATGAACTAGATGTTAATACTGCTAATTCATTAAGTAATAATCTTGAGAACCTTACGAATAATAATGGTGATGATAATGTTTATGTAGAATTTCCTGATGTTGATTTAAAAAGTATTATTGCTTCTAATGAAGATTTTCATAAAGAATGCGAAGATAGTTTTAAGGCGCAACAGGAGAATACTGATATTTCTAGAGCAAAGTATTTTGAAAATACTAAGGATCTCTTTAAAAAACCTGATGCAAGTTTTAATGAATTCAAGAAAAATGCACAAAAAGAGGTTAATTATCTTGTTAAAGAATTTGAATGTAGGAAGGCGGCTGACAATTATGCTCGTTCTAGTATTAATCGCACTGGGGTTCTCTCTACAAAGAAGCTTCATACTTATAAATTCAATGAAGATCTTTTCAAGAAGATAACTACTGTTTCTGATGGTAAGAATCATGGTCTAGTTTTTATTCTAGATTGGTCTGGTTCTATGGCAACTGTTCTTGAAGATACATTGAAGCAACTGTATAACTTAGTTTGGTTTTGTAGAAAGGTATCTATTCCTTTTGAAGTGTATGCTTTTTCAAATACTTGGAACACTTATAGGAATCGTAATGAACTTCCACTAGAACACGTTAAGAAAGAAGTAGGAAAATTTCATATAGATCGTGAGTTTGCTTTAATGAATATCCTTACTCATAGGACGAATAGTAAAACAATTGATCGTCAGATGAAGATTATTTGGAGACTTTCTAATTATTATAAAAATTATCCTGAGTATTATGTACCTAATCGTGCTCAACTTTCTGGGACACCTTTGAATGAATCATTGGTATCATTGTATAAGATTCTTCCAAAATTCCAAAAAGATAATAACCTTCAAAAGGTTCAATGTGTTATTCTTACTGATGGAGAAGCAAATCAACTTCCTTACTATGTTGGCATTCCAACTAATGATGGTAATTTTCGTGTAGGATGTCGCTCTGTCAGACCAGATAAAACTTTCATTAGGAATCGTAAGACTGGAAGAACTTATAAGTTTGGGTATCAATGGAATGAGTTTACAGATGCCTGTTTAAGAAATATTTGTGATACTTATCCATCTGTGAATTTTATTGGTATTAGAGTTCTTGCTAATCGTGATGCTAATGCGTTTATGAAGTTATACTATACTCCTTATAATAGTGATCAAGCGATTATCCTTGGAAAACTTCAACGTGACTGGAAAAAGAATAGAAGTTTTGTGATTAATGACTCTGGTTATCATGCTTACATTGCACTTTCTGGAACTTCTCTTTCAAATGATGATTCCTTTGAAGTAAAAGAAGATGCTACCAAAAGTCAAATTAAGAATGCTTTTATAAAGTCACTCAAGACTAAAAAACTAAATAAAAAGGTATTGAGTGAGTTTATTTCTCTAATCGCATGAAGACATTCCAGGAATTTGTGTTAGAATGCTCTCAGATAGATGAGAGTAGTCTTAACCGCATCAAAAGTAAATCGGATAAGGGAGGAATGGCTATCCTCTCCCGTAGTAGGGGCGACAAATCCGATAAAGAGAATAAGCAACGCCACGGAGAACTCAAGAGAAGAGTTCGTGGTGCTGGTCTTCCTGGAGGCACTAGTGTTTCTGGAAGATATACTGAGAATCCTGGTACTAAGGATGAAAAGAAAGTTGGTGAGAGATCACTGGTAGTTACTCCTGGAAAATCTGGTAAGAAGAAGTTCAAGAAGAAGGTTGAAAAACTTGGTACTGAACAAGGTATGAAGCAGAAGAAAAACTTTAAAGGTTCTTCTTCAGACAATCAAGACTCTGTTCTAATTCAGAGGAAGAAAGGAGGAGATGCAAGTTTAAAAGGAACTTCTAAAACTTCTTGGCCTGGTAAAGGCAAAAATGTAAAAACTGGTAAGATGAAACCAGGTAGAACTGGTGAATTTGATACTAAAGTCAAAAAGAAAACTTTTACTTATGAACAAACTATTTGATGATTCCAATTGGCGTGAAGAGTACCAAGGCATGAAAGTCTTGAGTACTATTCAGGTAGAATGTCTGAAGAATGGTCCAAAGAGTCTATCTCAGAGTTGGATGATGCAAGCTATGAAGAATGATTGGAAAAAGAAGAAGGGTTATAAAGATCCTGAACCACCTGATTGTCAATCATCCTTTAAGCAGTGGGAAGACAGTATAGGAAGTGTCACTAAGGACTCCTAAACCTCCTTTCACTACCTTATAATAAGGTCATTGAAACAAAAACATTATGCCTCGTACTTTGAAAATGACTGACGACCAAATTGTTAATGATCTCAAAAATACATATGGTGTAGAATTTACTGCTGCTGATATTCGTGGATACTGTGCTTCTTCTGGTGTATCATATCAGACAGTAGCGAAACGATTGGACCAATATAAAGTTGGTCGTGGTAAGTGGAATCTAGAAGTAACAACAGAAGTGGTTAAGAAGATTGAAAATTCTTTTAATTCTCCTGCTGTTCAACCTCAAGTAGAACAAAACCTTATCCCTGCAACCGATGATACCTTCGTCAAGTTTGGTCCTTTTAACGATATTAAGTCCATTCTCAAATCCGGTATTTTCTATCCTACGTTCATTACAGGACTTTCCGGTAATGGTAAAACGTTTAGTGTCGAACAAGCGTGTGCCCAACTTAAAAGAGAACTAATTCGTGTTAATGTTACAATTGAAACTGATGAGGATGATCTTATTGGTGGTTTCCGTCTTGTTAATGGCGAGACCGTCTGGCACAATGGCCCAGTCATTGAAGCCCTCCAACGAGGAGCAGTCTTGCTCCTTGACGAAATCGACCTTGCCAGCAGCAAAATTCTCTGTCTTCAACCAATTCTGGAAGGGAAAGGAATCTTCCTCAAGAAAATTGGCAAATACATTGCGCCCTCAAAAGGCTTCAACGTACTCGCCACCGCAAATACTAAAGGTAAAGGTTCAGACGACGGACGATTCATTGGAACTAACGTGCTCAACGAAGCCTTCCTTGAGAGATTCCCTGTAACCTTTGAGCAGGAGTATCCAAGTCCTGCTACTGAACAGAAGATTCTTGAGGGTATTTCTCTTGATCTTGGTATTGAGGATCGTGATTTCTGCAAACGACTTGTAGACTGGGCAGATATTATCCGCAAGACTTTCTATGATGGGGGTATTGATGAAATCATCAGCACTCGTCGTTTGGTACACATTGTGAAGGCATATAGTGTTTTCAATCACAAACCAAAATCAATTCAAGTCTGTATTAATCGTTTCGATGATGAAACTAAGCAGGCATTCTTAGAACTATATGATAAAGTTGATGCTGACTTTGTGATGCCTGATTATGTTATTATGCCTAAAGTTTGACCCTATAGATATTATCTGATATAATTATGACAAACTCTTGGTCCCTTTTATATGATGAATTGTATATGAATAAAGATAAAATAACTAAAGTAGATGGTTATTCTGTTGATACCATCAGTTTTGGAGATTATGATGAAGACACTAATGAAATTAAATTAACACCTATGACTCCCGAAGATCGAATTGATCTAAATCTTGAACCTCTATCTAAAACTGGATTTTGGAAATATGAGGAAGATAAAACAATGAAAGATATTCGTGATTATCTTTCGCGCACATATAATGCACACTATACATCAAAAGATTCCAAAACTCAAACGTTGGATCTAATTGATAGTATTGGTGATGCAGAACCATTCTGTAGATCTAATGCGATTAAATACCTTTCTCGCTTTGGTAAGAAAAATGGAAAATCGAAGCAAGATATTTTAAAGGCAATTCACTATTGCATTCTTCTTTACCATTTTGCTGGAATTCATAATGAAATTAAGGGAACCTATGAAACTTTCTGATAAAACTCTTTCTGTACTTAAAAACTTTTCCTCTATTAATCAATCAATTCTCTTTAAGGAGGGGAATAAACTTCGCACTATTAGTGTGATGAAAAACATTCTAGCTGAAGCAACAATCAATGAGGAATTTTCTAGAGATTTTGGTATCTATGATCTAAACCAGTTTCTTAATGGACTAACTCTTCATACAAGTCCTGAATTGGATTTTGCTAATGATAGTTATGTTGTCATTCGTGAAGGTAAAATGCGTTCTAAGTATTTTTTCGCTGATCCTAACGTAATCGTCACTCCTCCCGAAAAAGCAATTAATCTTCCTAGTGAAGATGTTTGTTTTGAATTGAGTACTGAGCAACTTGATAAATTGTTGAAAGCATCTGCTGTTTATCAACTTCCTGATCTCTCTGCTGTTGGAGAAAACGGTATAGTGAAAATTGTTGTTCGTGATAAGAAGAATTATACTTCCAATGATTTCTCTATTATTGTTGGAGAAACTGATGCTGAATTCTCTTTTAATTTTAAAGTTGAGAATATCAAAATTCTTCCTGGTACTTATGAAGTAGCAGTCTCTCAAAAACTTCTTTCTCGCTTTACAAGTAAGAATCATGATCTCACTTATTATATTGCACTTGAACCTGATTCTACTTTTGGATGATGAAAGATTGGTATTCGATTTATAAAAATCTTCCTGAGGGTGAGTTAGATAAGATTGCTGTCCTTCGTGTAATGGAATGTGCCAATGGAATCATTCAACATGCATATAGAGATAATGCTTCATATAAACTCTCTATTGAAGATACTCGTCGTGCTATGAAATTTAGTATGGGATGTATTAAGAGAATGGCAATTCCTCTCAAAGAGGAAACCATTACTTTTGCGCCTGAAACTGAAAAACTCATGCGCGAAGCAAGAGATCTTTATATTCGTGGCATAAAAAATGGAGATGATGAGGCATATGCTGAATTTATGGCAATCTCTAAAGCAACAGCAAGGGTTTGTGGTTTATCTAGGATCATGAAAGGTAGGCAAATCTTAGAAGAAAATATTGACGATATTCCCACAGAAACGCTAAAGTGGGGTGTGGAATATTTGATGAAATTTTTATGAAGAAAAAAGATTATGATGGTCCTTTATATGCTCCTTGGTGGAAGGTAGAAGAGGGTAAAAGGAAATTTCGTGAATGGTTAAAAAAACATGGAAATAAAGATGAGTCGTGATGAGTTTCTTTGGGTTGAGAAATATAGACCTAAAACTATTGAAGATTGTATTCTTCCTGACAATATTAAGAAGACTTTTCAAGACTTCCTAGATAAGGGGGAAGTTCCTAATTTGCTTCTTGCTGGTCCAGCGGGATGTGGGAAGACTACCGTAGCTAAAGCACTCTGTAACGAACTTGGAGTAGATGTTTATGTCATCAATGGATCCGATGAGGGACGCTTCCTTGATACGGTCAGAAATACTGCAAAAAATTTCGCTTCGACCGTCAGCCTTTCGTCTTCTGCTAGACACAAAGTCATCATCATCGATGAGGCTGATAACACAACAAACGACGTACAACTCCTACTACGGGCGTTTACTGAGGAGTTTTCTGGCAACTGCAGATTCATCTTCACCTGCAACTTCAAAAACAAAATCATCGAACCCCTCCACTCCCGATGCGCCTGTATTGATTTTTCCACCAATTCCAAAAGTAAACCACAACTTGCCGCCCTCTTCTTTAAAAGACTCCAAGAAATCTTGGGTACAGAAGGTATTGAATATAGTAACAAGGTCCTGGTAGAACTTATCAACAAACACTTTCCTGATTGGAGACGTGTTCTTAATGAGTGTCAACGTTATTCTTCAAGTGGTAAGATTGACACTGGCATTCTTGCAACTTTTAGTGACGTTAAAATAAATGATTTGGTTAAGAAACTTAAGGAAAAGGATTTTCCTGAAGTACGTAAGTGGGTCGTCAATAATTTGGACAATGATACTTCTGTACTTTTGCGTCGTATTTACGATGCTTGTTATGATTCCATGGTTCCGAATAGCATTCCTGCTGCTGTTCTTACTCTT